ACCACTTTATAAGGATTAAATCCTCTCCAAGCCGGTTAGAGAACGGGGGGCTTACGCCCCCGGTTTTCGTCGGCGCCAGACCAGGACATCTCGCCTGGTATGGCCCAATAAGACTTTCGTCTTATTAGCGCCTTCGTCTCTCGACGAACGGTTAGCGGCAAACGAGAATTTGATCCTCGTAATACTGCTAGATACTCCATACTATTGCAGACGTCCGGTTCAAATCCATTTAGCCTATCCCTTTTGCTTGCGGTTTGCACCTCAAGCCAAGAGAAGGCATACGTGGATCGGTTCCAGACAAAGTATGGACAACTCGAAGCTACGTCCATGCTGACAGTGAAGGCAGCATCGGCGTTCCCATGCATGTGTCTTAAAAAGCGCACACGCGGGGGACAAGCGTCACGTAGATCAGTCCTCACATCCTCGAATAGAGGATAAGAGAAATCTGATCGAAGTGTCGAGTTATGGAACTTATATAGGTCTACCGTACTGGTAAGCCTAAAGTCCAAGTATACAGGACGAATGTCCTGACCGCAGTACCAATCTGTCCCACAAGACTCCCGAAACGGACCAAATACAAAGGTCTTTTCCGGGTTGTGTCTAAAGCCGAGGTACCGGAGAAATTCCAGTACGTATGCGGCGATAGACCTTCGCACAACTATGTCGTCACCGTAGACTCGAAAGTCATCGGTTTCACCACACATGCTTGCGCATGCGTGGCAAACGGCGGCAAAGATGAGCGTTTGCAAGGGGAAACAGAAGCCGTTGCCCATGCTAACGAACTTATGGTAAACATGAGTCTTACCACGGTAACGATAGCAATGTGACCTAGTATCATTTAGCAAACGATACCAGGCCGGCGGAAGGAGAAGCTTAGCAACATTGTCTGATAAGGTATCAGACGCCGAAGCTAAGTCAATGGTGCAGTAAGGGTTAACACCCCCAATGCTCCCTTGACGGGCCATTTCACTATTCGTGAACTGGTCACGCAGATCAATACCTACACGAGCAAGACGCTCGCGCAAGTATTCATCGATACCCTTCTGTATATAGCCATTTAGCAAAGGCTCAGACGCGATCGACCTCTTGGTCTTAAACGTCTTGGGTACAAAGCTAATGTTATTGTGCGTTACCAAATCCACCCGACTCGCTACACGAGAGGAAAATACCTCAAAGTCGTAGCACACAAACTGGCGATCCGGGTCCCTAAGGACGTAATCGCGAATTTGTGCATGTTGCCATAGAGCCATGATGCATTTCGAGAGCGCCAAGCGAGTACAGGTCCACCGACTGGCTAAGAGTTTCCTAGCCATGTTGGTGCGATTACCTGTAACTCCCACACTAGCCCCCGGTCCGAAGTCACACAAGTCATGGATACGCTTCATATTCGGAATGATACCGATTACAGAACGTATCCAACGTCTAGCACTCTGAATCTCTTCAGGGTACTTAAAGCCATCCCCCATTTTGAGGGCGGCCAGACGCTGATTAATCCGCTTACAACGATGCTCTGCCGCCTGGAATTTCTTCCAAGCAGCAAGCTCCGGGTCGAAACCCGGGGCCTCATCGGATGTAAACGGGTATTTCTTGACCAATGCGACCAACTGCTCCTTCACGTACCAATCAAGTACGCTGGCATGTTCTACAGTGCCAAGGGAGTCAGCCAGAGATATCAATTGAGTCCAATTCCTCGCCCGCACAGCACCATGCCATGCGTTAAAGGTTTCGGGCCCAAGAGAGCTCTGCGAACGGATCAGAACCCTGGACAATAGACGGGCATAAAGCTCGTCTGAAGGTTTTGCGGCCCGCATAACTGCGAGACGCTTCACTTTGCCTTTCATCATGATCGGCACTCCAGGGGGACGGGTTAACGAGCCGTCCGAGAGACTGGGATACTCGTGTCAGGGTCTACGTACCAGCCACTGAGTAAGGCCTCCAAGACTATAGCATCAACGCTATAGCCCTGGTAATGCCAGTTCAGTGTCTGGTTGTAACGCCTCTGTTGATCTCTATCTTCAGGAAAACGTCGGAAATTCATCCGATCGAACTCCTCAGGGTTAGATTTCGCGAGAAGACAACGTACTAAGTCAAAAGTCGCAGAAAACTCGAACATGAATTTTCGATCACTCGAAATTTCCATGATCGGCCTCACGCGAAATGACGTAGGACGGAGACGACCCCACATCGACGCCGAGATAGTACAGAGCGCCGCATTCATCGACGTTAAGTCGAAGATACGACACTTTGTATTTACTTCAGGCTTTGAGCCCGAAGAATCTTTGCCAAGGTTGAGGTACATCTCGTACACAGGGTAAACGTGAACATACGTAGACATTACAAACTCCTTACATGAAGGTGAAAGATGATACATGTATCCAAGTGGGATTCCGGCATGCCGGAACTCCAAGACAGCACCCAAACATCAGAACGCCGGAACGATTGCACCCGTCACGATGTTAACTGCACGAATGATCGGAGCGAGAAAATCGCGACCGAACAAAGTGAGTAACAGAATGATAGACGCAACGACCCAGCGATTGAGGACGAAGTGGTACCTTTTAGGTTCGCCACCTCTAAAGTCGTTATTATACACGACGATGTGCCTCTTACTGAACGATTGTGTGCTTCTTGAAGAGATTCCCACCGTTGCTAGCGATAATGAAATCGCCAGCATCGTCCCTCAACGCATCGACGTCGGCATCTGCAGTCCCAGCGGGATATGCAATACTACCTTCGAAGAATGCGTCGTACTCCTCACCTCCAACGGTGACAGTACGGACGAACTTGACGCTTGCACGCACCATGCCCGGGAACGTTGCTGTCGGCTTGGCCTTGGTCCGCTTGAGGTCAAAGTAATCTTTGACAGAAGCGGTCTGTGCCGGGCCGACATGACGCCCCGAGTCTGGGGTGGGGTTGGTATCGAAGGCGTATGCCTTCGTATTGAGCGTAACGCTCATTGACTACTCCATCTTCAACTTAGGTTTAAAGTACTCTGCCGAAGCAGAGGGCTGAATGTTCACCGCCAGGACCTGGTAATGAGCTTAGGGAGAAGGTTACAAGCTAGCGCATAAGCGTCAAAAAGACGCTTATCCGAGCCGATCTGTTTGATCGACGTCCAGCGAGGCACCAAACCCCGAGACACACCAGGAGACCTATAAGTGAACTCCACTTCAATGGTGTAACCACCAGAAGTGCTCTTTAGATTGGTATACGATGACGTCCCAACCCACGTCGACTGAACGTCGAGTGTGGATCGGTGCGTTTCACGTGTAACAGTCCAAGAGGCTAGCTGCTTAACTCCAAGGGGCATGACAATTGAGTTCACGAATGGACTCAAATTGACAAACCAGTCCGCAACGAAGGTATAGGGTATTAGCTCTATAGCTGCGCCAGGGATTTCCTTGATGGATATGCCATAACGGTTCAACGACCAGTCAGGACGGTATAAAATACCGGCACTGACTTCTAGGTCGTAGGACCAGTCAACCTGATACTCGTCGGAATAGAAATTTGCCGACTTCGTCTCAGAGTAACTTCCGCTATCGGAGTAACTGGCATGTCCCCGTGCGGTATCCCGCACGAGCTTAATCTTCGGTCCCACAACAGCATCCTCAATGAGATACATAATTGGCATGATACCATAACGGTACCGTAGCCAATTAGTGGTAATCACCTTGTTGATGCCACCCAGAGCGACGATAGCCTTAGCACTAAGAGGTTTGGTACGACTCAACTCCCTGTATAAATGACGGTTTAATCCGTCAATACGAGGACGAAGAGTATCCCGAACTTTATGTGCCTCGGCAATCTCGACTAAGCCCTGGATATCGCTACTGTTAAGGGTAGCGAGGGCCTTAGTACCGGCTTCCATTTTTAAGGTGGAATACGGGACTCCTGATGGGCGATTCGCAAGACTAAGCAAGGGTGGAGAGGTATACCAGAGATCACCTTCAAATGTTTTGATGGTGGCTCCGGAGCCAGTATTGCGCTGGTATTTGAAACCAGTCCAATTATGGCTGTACGAAACCTTGCGGTTCCAGTACGAGTGGTTGATTACTTCGCCCCGTGCAACACGGGAACGGTAACCGGGAGAAACCCAATCAAATGTTGTGTTTATCTCCCCTCGATTGGCAGCACGATGATCCGTGTTTACAGTAGTACTGGAACCGTTAAAAGCGGTCTCAGTATAATGCCGTACACCGTAATCAACGTTATCGCTAACCCTCCTTCGAGGATATGCACCTGCCATCATTCGTCTCCTCTTGCAATAGTCTTGAAACCTCGCTTACGCCAGGTATTAGTAGGACAGAAAGCGGAGCTAGCTCCGCTAAGCGAAGGCCCCCGAAAGGGGGC